CACGCTCTGGCTGATCGGCCACGACGATAAGACGGGCTTCTGGAAGAACAGAATCAGGCTTGATCGTGCGGACGCTATTGGCAATGGATCGCCATTCGCCCTTACCGCAATGGACATGGGCGCAACTGCTGCTGAAGCCATTGAGATGGCCAAGAAGCGTGACACCTGTACCGGCGGACTGGTGAGGACGCTGAAAATCGGTATCGGATCAAATTAAGGATTCCCCATCACAACCAAGCAACCCGACTGGGAGGCAATCGAAAGCGCCTACCTGGCCGGGATTTGCTCTGCAGAGCTCTTCGCAAGCTCCACTGCAGCGGTGATGGCCGCTCTGGCTTGAGGGCTGTTCTTCCAGCAAGTCGAGCCTAATGCCGCGGATGCTTGAGCCAGGATGTCACCAACATCCGATTTTCGGAGTTCTGCGAGCGATTCGATACCCATTTGCTCAAGCCGAGTAATGACGGTTGGCCCTACGCCTTTGAGCGCGAGCAAAGCGGTTCTTTCATCTGATGAAAACGGCATCGTAAATTCCTTTTTTTGGCGATGAGTCCACGGAAGTGTGCCCGACGCTAGAGGGGGCCTCAATAGCCCGGCGTGCTCGTTTTGAGAATCTCCAAGGAGGGCGTGTGAACAGACCAGTGCCGCCAGCATCACTGCTTGAACTGTCCGACCTATCTGACTTCGGCATTCGACTGACTCCGGCCCCCGAGGTATGGGACTGGCTCCAATCCGAGATCCTCGCCGACACCGGCACCATTCACAACGAAGACCACGCTCACCTACTAGATGCAGACATCCGGGTGATGTGGGCGTCGTCGAGCTTCGAGAAACAGGGCCGCACAGTTCTGGGCCAGGCCGAACAGGTAGCCTTCCGTGCCGGTGGCTGGCAGAAGGCCCGGATGGAGCAACAGATGCGTGATTGGTTCGGCGATGTGCCGGCCTTCATCATCACCCTGGCTGCTGACTACTGCGCCCAGTGCAGCGACCTTGAGTTCTGCGCCTTGATCGAACACGAGCTGTATCACCTGGCTCACGCGACCGACAAGTACGGTCAACCAGCATTCACCCAAGACGGTGCACCAAAGATCAAGCTGCAGAGTCACGACGTCGAAGAGTTCGTCGGTGTGGTCCGCCGCTATGGTGCGAGCCCTGACGTTCAAGCGTTGGTGGATGCTGCAAACAGTCCTGCTGAGGTGGGGAAATTGAACATTGCGAGGGCCTGCGGAACCTGTCTGCTGAGATCGGCCTGATTCTTGACAGGCTCTAGACGGATGAGAATTTATGGCAGCCCTGAAAAATGAGGTGAAGAGCTTCATCGTTCAGGCGCTGGCGTGCTTTGACACCCCATCCCAGGTGGTGGAAGCCGTCAAGAACGAATACGGGGTTGTGGTGAGCCGCCAGCAGGTGGAGACGCACGACCCAACCAAGTCCGCGGGTAAGGGGCTGGCGGTGAAGTGGGTGACGCTTTTCCACGACACCAGGAAGCGGTTCCGAGAAGAGACCGCAGAGATCCCGATTGCCAACCGCGCGTTCCGGCTTCGTGGCCTGGGGCGAATGGCTGAGAAGGCCGAGAACATGCGCAACCTGGCGCTCACCGCTCAGTTGTACGAGCAGGCCGCCAAAGAGGTGGGCGACGTCTATGTGAACCGCCGCCTCGAACCTGAAAAACCTCTGGGCTCCCAAGCGGACCAGCAGCACGCCGTTGCTGAGTACACCTTGGAGCCTGATGAGAATGTCCCCGCTACCCCGTACCTTTGACCCGCCGGTAAAGCTGACGCCCAAACAGGCGAACATTTACTGCTGGGGGTTCCAGCCAGAGGCCCGCTTCCGTGATGCGGTGTGCGGCAGGCGGTTCGGCAAGACGTTCTTGGGCAAGGCCGAGATGCGCCGCGCTGCACGCCTGGCTGCTGAGTGGGGCGTGAGCGTTGAGGACGAGATCTGGTATGGCGCGCCGACCTTCAAACAGGCTAAGCGGGTGTTCTGGCGGCGCCTGAAGCAGGCCATTCCCGAGGCATGGCGTGCACACCGTCCGAATGAGACTGAATGCTCGATTACGCTCAAGTCCGGCCACGTCATGCGCGTGGTGGGGCTCGACAACTACGACAATCTGCGGGGATCAGGTCTGTTTTTCGTCCTGGTGGATGAATGGGCGGACTGTCCATGGGAGGCATGGGAAGAGGTCCTGCGCCCGATGCTCTCGACCTGCCAATACTCAATACCGGGCATCGGCATGCGAAAAGGTGGCCACGCGCTGCGCATCGGCACGCCAAAGGGCTTCAACCATTGCTACGACACGTTCCTTGATGGCCGTCCAGGCCATGAGCCCGATCACAAGAGCTGGCTGTACACCTCGCTCGACGGCGGCAACGTTCCGGCTGAAGAGCTGGAAGCTGCCCGCCGCAAGATGGACCCTCGGACCTTCCGGCAAGAGTATGAGGCCAGCTTCGAGAACTACCAGGGCGTTGTCTACTACACGTTCAATCGTGAGGCGAACCGAACCAGCGAGACGATCAAACGCGGTGAGGCGCTGCACATCGGCATGGACTTCAACGTCATGAAGATGGCCGCCGTGGTGCATGTCATCCGCGACGACCTGCCATTGGCCCTCAGCGAGTTCTCCGAGGTGCGCGACACACCGGAGATGATTGAGAAGATCAAGCTTCGCTTCCCTGATCACAGCATTGCGATCTACCCGGACGCCAGCGGTCAGAACACAAGCAGCAAGAGCGCGAGCGAGTCTGATCTGTCATTGCTCAGGAAGGCCGGTTTCACCGTAGTGGTGGATTCGACCAATCCAGCGGTGAAGGATCGGGTCAACGCTATGTGCGCGATGTTCGCCAACACGTACGGCGAGCACCGGTACCTGGTTAACGTCGACCAATGCCCGAAATACACGCAGTGCCTGGAACGGCAGATCTACACGGAAAAGGGTGAGCCCGACAAGAAGGCCGGTTATGACCACTTGGTGGACGCCCCCGGTTACTTCATTGCCAAGCGGTACCCGATCAAAACACGCACAGGCGGAACACGCCGAATTGGAGGCTTGGCCTGATGCCAGTGCAATCGACAAACCCCGACTACGACGCGCACATCGCTGAGTGGGAGATGATGGACGATGCCCTCGAGGGTGAGTGCGCCGTTAAGCGCAACGAGCGCAACCTGCCCAAACCGAGCGGCATGGTAGAGGCTGAAAAGCTCGACGGCGCTGGCAACAAGTACCTGTACGAGAATTACACGGCCCGCGCCCAGTATGAGCACTGGGTGCGGGACTCACTGCGCTCAATGATGGGTCTGGTCTCGCGGCTGATCCCGGAAATAGAACTGCCCAGTGGCCTAAAAGGGTTGGAGGACAACGCCACAGCCGACGGCTTCGGCCTGAAGCAGTTGTTCTTCCGGATGGTGCGCCAGGCTATTTCCCATGGCCGGGTGCCGCTGGTGGTGAACATCGATGACCGCGGCGAGCCGTACTTCTCGACGTACGCCACACGCAACGCCATCAACTGGGACACCGCTGATCAAGGCGGCCGGCAGGACCTGGTGCTATCTGTGTTCCGCGAGTTTCGCAAGAAGGGCGGCGATCGATACAGCCATGACTGCGACACGGTGTTCCGTGAGTTCTTCATGCTGGACGATGTTTGCCACACGGCGGTGCGAAATGAAGGCGGTGAGCTGGTCGAGGACGAGAAGCCGCTGGGCACCACCGGTACCGACAACCGCTTGGTCAAAGGCCTGCCATACCTGCCCGTGATCTACTGCGGCTCGACCGACAACTCGCCGGAAGTCGACGAGGTGCCGCTGCTGACCATGGCGCGCGCCGCGTTGAAGTCATACCAGATCAGCGCTGACTACTTCAGCTCTCTGCATCAGACCAGCCACCCGCAACCGTGGGTTTCTGGTCTGGATGAGGCTGTAGAGCTGAGTGTGACTGGCCCTTCGGCAGCATGGGACCTTGGCCCGAACGGCAAAGCTGACTACCTGGAGTTCAAGGGCACTGGTATTGAAGCCAACCGCAAGGCCATGGATGACCAGAAGAACGCCGCGCTTGAGGCTGGCGCCAAGGTCATGGACGTGGGCGGTACCGAGTCGGGCGAGGCGCGGAAGACCCGCCAGAACGACCAGCACGCCACGCTGCACAGCATCGTCATCACAGTGGCCGAGGCGGTGGAGCAGGGGCTGCGCTACGCCGCCGAGTGGAAGGGCTACGACCCTAAACAGGTCAAGTTCAAGGTGAACCCTGAGTTCGTGACCCCGGTGGTCGACGCCCAGGTGCTCGCCGAGCTGCTCAAGGGTGTGATGGCCGGCACGATCAGCGCCGACACCTACTGGCAGTACCTCACCACCGGCAAGCTGCCGGAGCGCCCATACGAAGACGAAGCCGAACTGATCAGCGATGAGCGCGAGTCGGCCGGCATTAACTTGGATAAAGACGATGCCGACGACAAGCCTGGCGCAGGCGGACAGCCAACTGCTGGAGCAGACGACCCGCCACTCGGTAATGCTGGAGCGGCTTAAAGCTGGCGAAGTAAAAAAGTTCGAGAAGTACCTGCGCCAGATCGACAAGCTGGTGCGGGAGCAACTGACCCGCAAGGAGCTGACCACCTACAGCCGGGACCGCCTTGAGCAGTTCCTGGCGCGGGTGGACGGCAAGCTGCTGGACATCTACAAGGCCTACGGCGACCTGGTGCAGGCCGATCTGGTCGAAATCGCGCTGTACGAGTCAACATTCGAGGCGAATAGCCTGAGCAATGCACTCTCCATCGACGCGGTGGTGCCGACAAACACGGTGATCCGTGCGGCGGTGTTCTCCTATCCGCTCCAGGTAAAGGGCATCGACGGCGGCAAGCTGCTGAAGAGCTTTGTCAGCGGCTGGACGCGAACCGAGACGATGCGCGTCACGAACACTATCCGGCTCGGCTTCGGCCAGGGGCAGACCAATGCCCAGATCATCCAGGCGATTCGCGGCACCGCTGCGCAGAACTTTACAGACGGCGTCCTGGCGGTGAGTAAACGCAATGCTGCCTCTGTTGTGCAGACAGCAATCCAGCACGTGGCCACCACGGCGCGAATTGAGACGTTGAAGGCCAACAGCGACGTGGTGCTGGGATATCGCTGGGTATCGACGCTCGATCGCAAGACCTCGCAACAATGCAAAGGTCTGGACGGTATGCGCTTCGACCTGGGCAAAGGCCCGCTGCCGCCGGCACATATCAACTGCCGGTCAACCACGGTGCCGACCACCAGGCTTTCGGAGATGTTCGCCAAGGACGCCACGCGCGCCTCGGTGGGCGATAACGGCGGGACCCAGGTCGACGCAGGCCTTAACTATTACGAGTGGCTGGCAACGCAACCGGCGGGCTTCCAGGATCATGCTCTCGGGCCAGTCCGGGGCAAGTTGTTCCGCGATGGCGGCCTGACGCCGGAGAAGTTTGCCAAGCTGCAGCTCGACAAATCGTTCAAGCCGCTGACGCTGGCGCAGTTGAAGGAGGCAGAGCCTGACATGTTCATCCGAGCAGGCGTTACACTCGGCGCTCAACCAGGTTGAGATAGCGCATGCAGATCATCGTTGAGGACGGGAAGGGCAGGCCAGACGCGAATAGCTTCGTGCCGCTGGAGAAGCTGACCTTCTACCGCGACTACTACGGGTTCCGGATACCTGAAGCAGAGGCAGACCAGGTCGAACTACTGCTGCGCGCCGCTGACGACATCAACGGACGCCAGTGGAAAGGGCGCAAGGCCAAGTCGCAGCAGGCAATGGCCTGGCCTCGGCGTGACTGCAAGATCGAATACCAGACGCTGTCCGAGACGTTCGTGCCCTTTGAGCTTGAGTGGGGCCAGGTGCGGCTGGCGGTCGAGCTATACGCTTCCGAGCAAGGCTTTCAGGTCGAGGAGCCGACGCATTGCACAGAGCCCAATGGCCGGTGCGCGCTGCTTAATCGCGATACACCCGGCCTTCGCATGCGCCCGCCGCCATATGCCCCGAGCAGGACGCAGTTCGCGGACTTTCTCGTAATGCGAGGTCTTCTAGTAGTTTCCTGAAGGGGCCAAGCTCACTTCACCCAGTGAAATGGCTCGATTTTGTTGAATAATGGAAGCTTCCGACCGCGCATGAACTCGTCGCCCTGATCTGCAATGTAATCCAGCGCAAGGACCGGACGGTAATATCCGGGAAAATCACGCTTAGAGCGACGGAAAATGCCTGTTTGTTCAAGCGCATCAACTACATCGGAAGTTGCTTGCATCGTGTTTTTGTACGGTGAGTCTTTCGGTAGAAACTGCGTTCTTAACAAATATTCAAGGGAGCCCAGTTGGTTGTTTTCAAACTTATCCAAGGTTTGCTGTCGAGCGTTTATCGACATGCTGATTATGGAGGCCCGGCGGCAAAAATCGACCAAACGAATCAGATCGATTTCGGCGCCTGGGCCGCCATATGGAAGCCGAATTTTGAGCCCGTCTGAGCTGATCAGGCTAGATGCAACAGTCAATTCTTCAGGTATGTCTTTATCCTTTATCAGGTCAAGATAGGCTTGGTAGGGAAGCACAGCGAAAACCGGTTTTTCCTGATCGTTCAATATGAATTGGACATTTTTACTCATGACTATTTCCTTTATTTGGTTTGTGTATATAAGATAAACCAAATAAATGAAATTATCCATAGACGTTGCTAAATCTTTTTCTTACGTCTTCGAACCTCGGCTGAGCCGGGGTTTTTTTATGCCCGTCAGGCGGGCCAACCAAGTCCCCAGGGGATACCTATGCCATTTGAATTTGACCCGGCCGCCGCTGGCCTCACCCTCGACGCAACTCAGACCGCAGCCCTCCAGGAGGCGCTTGGCGGAAAGGTTCAGGACTACCTGGACAAGGAAGTAACCGGCCTCAAGTCCAAGAACCAGGAGTTGCTGGGCTCGAACCGGACCATCAAAACCGAACTGGACAAGCTGAAGGGGCAGTTCGAAGGCCTGGACATCGAGGCGGTCAAAGGACTGCTGGCTAAGGTTGGCCAAGACGAAGAAACCAAACTCATCGCCGAAGGCAAATTGGACGAGGTGATCACCCGCCGTACCGAGCGCCTGCGCAGTGACTACGACACCAAGCTGGCCGCAGAGAAAACCCGTGCGGACAAGGCCGAGCAATTCGCCGCCAAGTACAGCGACAAGGTGCTGGCTGATTCAATCCGCGCTGCTGCCATCAAGGCCGGCGCGCTCCCTGAGGCTGCCGAGGACATCATCCTGCGCGCCCGTGGCACTTTCAAACTCAGTGAAGACGGTGAGGCAATTGCCACCGACCGTGACGGCGAGGTCGTTTACGGGAAGGACGGGAAAACCCCGCTTTCGCCGCTCGAATGGGCGGAATCGCTGCGTGAAACAGCAACACACCTGTGGCCAAGGGCTCAGGGTGCCGGGCAGACCGGCGACAACGGTGGCAAGGCCACGAAAAAGTGGGGCGAGTACACGGAAACCGAACGCGCT